GCCAACGCCTTCAATAATCCCTTTATCTTTTGATTTGCTAAATGCTGATAAAGCGGTTCCTCCTAGTGCACCTAGTTCAACTCCTCCGTAATTAGCAGAATCTGATATTTGTAAACCAACAGGGCCAGGGAAGGTTGCAGATCCACCAGTACCTCCGCCCCCGCTTCCGCCTTGTAAACATGTAAATGTTATTACTGGTCTACCACCTTCTTCTTGAATGTTTTCTGGAAAATATAAACTCATATAAATACTATTATTATTATTTATAAGGAAAGATATGAAGTATTATTCTGGCAGATTTAGACCAAAAAACATTGATAAGTATGCTGGTGATTATACTAAAATTAAGTATAGATCTATGTGGGAGCGCCAAGTTTTTAAGTGGTGCGATGAAAAACCACATGTAATTAAATGGAGTAGTGAAGAAGAAGTTATTCCATATCGATGTAAAACCGATGGAAAGATGCATAGATATTTTATGGATTTAAAGGTAACTTTTAATAATGGAGATACTTATCTAATTGAAATTAAACCAAAAGCTCAAACTAAAGAACCAAAGGTCAGATCTCGTAAAACAAAAAAATATATTAGAGAAGTTACTACATACGCCAAAAATATATCTAAATGGGAAGCCGCCGAAAAATGGTGTGATAAAAAAGGATATAGGTTTGCAATTTGGACAGAAGATACAATTAAAAAATTAGGGATAAAACTTTTAACTTAAAAATTATAAATATAATATATGGCTAAAAGTACTTTCGAAAAACAATATGATCGAGCTGAACAAGCAGGCATCGAAGCATATACAAAAGAAAGTAAAAAGTGGTTCTTTGATAACTTAAAATATCTCAGGTCCGTTAGAAACCCGAGGCGGATTATCACAGATAATGCTTTATTAAAAAGGCCGAAAATAATCCCTGGCCGAGTTTTTATGTATGGATATGATCCAAAACATGCAAAGACACTTCCCTATTATGATACGTTCCCTTTAGTAATACCGGTGAAGACTGTTAAAGATGGGTTCTATGGAATCAATATGCATTATCTTCATCCTTATGACAGAGCTCGATTGTTTGACCGTATGAGAGATTATATGTTATATCAACCAAGCGGAGATCCATTCTCGCCACAAAATATGGTAAGAACAAAATTTAGAGTTTCATTTGAAAAGTTAAATGATAGTATGAAGTTTAGATATTTTAAACCGGCATATAAACGATATCTTTTCAGTCAAGTTAAAACAATTATGATGTTAGTTCCTCCAAAATATTGGGAGGTTGCGCTGTTCTTACCAACAGAAAATTTTCAAAAATCAACGAAAAGAAACGTTTGGAGAAAATCAAACAGAAAATTCAGAGGAAACAAATAATACAATGGCTTCAATAAACAAACTAAAATCTATATTTAACAAAAGAGGACCTGCATTAGCAAACCGATTTAAAGTTGATTTTTCTGGGATGAGCTCTTTAAATATCGGCGCAAGCCCAGATGATCTTCGAGAATTATCATACTTGGTTGATTCTTCAGTTATGCCTGGGCGTCAGCTACAAACTTTTGGATATGATTTATTCCGACACCCAACAGAAGTTCCAACTGGATATGTCAATGAAGGATTTTCCATTGAATTTAATATGACAGCCGATATGATGCCAAAACGAGTATTTGATAGTTGGATAAACCTTGTAGTTGATTCTCAAACTTACTTAATGAAATATGCTGATGAATTCAAATGCTCTATGCAAATTATACAAACTGATTTAGCTGATAAGAAAAAATATGTATTAGAATTAGATCAGGTGTTCCCAAAAACAATTAGAGGAATATCATATTCTCAAAGTAGTGGCGATTTAACAAAATTTGGAGTTGAGTTTGCATATAACGATATTCGTATATGGGATGAAAAAAGATTTTCTGAATCTAACAACCCCGCATGGCCAGAAGATTTGCCAACTGCTCAAGATTTTCTAAATAGAAGTAATTTTAGACGCGGGCAACTATAATAAGCTGTATATATAAATTATATGAACTTACCAAAAATATCAACTCCAAAATATTCGTTAACCATTCCGTCAAATGGTAAAAGTGTAGAATTTAGACCATTCTTAGTTAAAGAAGAAAAGCTATTATTACTTGCTCAGGAATCTAAAAAGACTTCGGAAATTACAAAGGCAATTAATGAAGTTATTGAGTCTTGCACATTTGGAAATATTAATTTTAATGATCTGACAAACTTCGACGTTGAATATATTTTCCTTAAGTTAAGAGCAAAGAGTGTTGGCGAAGTTGCAGAAGTTTCTGTTAAATGTAAACATTGTGAAGAATCTAACGAAATCGAAATTAACTTAGATGAAATAGAAGTTAATAAAAAAGAGCCATTGCCTGATAAGGTAATGCTAACAGATAAAATCGGTATTATCCCACGTTATATTTCAGCTGCATCTTTAAGTGTAGATGTTGGAGATAATGTTAATGATATGTTTTCATTTTATATTAGAAGCGTAATTGAAAGCATTTTTGATGAGAATGAAGTATACCCTATTTCTAAAACGAGTAAAGAGGATTTAGATGAATTTATTAATAGTCTTAATCGAGAACAAATGAGCAAGATTGAAGAGATTATTGAATGCGCGCCGAAGCTTGAAAAGGAAATACAATTTAAATGCGTTAAGTGCAAAAAAGATAATACATATGTTCTTTCGGGCGCAGAGAGTTTTTTCTAGTATGCCTCTCTCATGAGTCTTTGTTTAATTACTATAAGACCAACTTTGCTTTAATGCAACATCATAAATATAGTTTAACAGAGCTTGAGAATATGATGCCATGGGAGAGGGAAATTTATATTTCCTTATTACTTGAATGGATAAAAGAAGAGAACGAAAAGCAGAAAAATCAATAAAGATATCTGTATAAATATAATATAGATGGAAACTCCAAGTAATACTAATAATAATTCTATTATGGGCCCTGTAATTGCTTCTTTACAGAAAGAATTTACAAGTGGGCTTAATGAATTAAAGGATATTGGTATAGCAACTTTAAAGAGAAGTGTTGCCAATAAAATTGAAACAAATACATTATTAAGTAGTGGTAATAAATTACTTGAGTTCATTGCTGGTGATAATCAAAAAAATGTTGATGCTATCAAGGATTTACAAAAGGATTTATCGGTATCATCTAAAAGTTCTATAGCTGCCATTAAAGAACAAAGTAAAGAATTCCAAGGTTCTATAAATAATTTATCAAAGGTTGTTAACCAACCATCAATAATTAAAGAAACTGCAGTTAATAATGAGAAAGAAACTATAGTTAATAATGAAAAAGAAACTGTAGTTAATAATGAAAAAGAAACTGTAGTTAAGCCTGCGCCGTTGCCTAAAATGTTTACTGATAGGGCTTCTGTACTTAATGCGCCTACATTACAAGATCCTGTTGCCACGGCCAATGGTCTTAAAGTTCTAAAAAAGATCAGCACAGGCAGTACAAATAAAACAAATTTAGAAGAGTTAAAATCACTAACTGCACTAACTAAAAAATCCAATAAGATTGAAAGCGACACTTTTAGTTTTGAAAAAGTGATGGCTAGGAAAGCAGCTTTAGATAAAAAAGAAGCTGACGCTGAAGCTGCTAAAAAAGGAAAAGGCTCGGGCAAGATGGTTAAAGAATTTATTAAAGATAACGGATGGTTTAATACTATATTAAGCTCTATAGCTTTATTAGGCGGAGTGATTGTTGGCTTTATTGGTGAAGTGATTAGAAAAATAAAATCATTTAAAATTGTAAAATCCATTCTTAAAATTTTCGAACCAGTCAAGAATTTCTTCAGCGCTATTGGAAAAGCTTTTCGCTCTGTTGCTTCTACTTTCAGCAAAGCGTTTGACTTTATAAAACCCGTATTCGCTTTCATTAAAGAACTTGGGTCTGGTGGAAAAATTTCAAAGTTATTCACTTCTATTGCGTCGTTTTTTAAAATAGGTCTCAAAATTGGAACAACTCTAGCCAAAG